CTATTCTTTTGTGTCTGTATCGGTTTTGCTTTCAACTGTATTTTTCAATCGGCGGACGATATTTACAAGGAATTTCGGAATTGGCGTGCCCAGCCCAGCAAGGTTTTCAAGAATTGAAATAAGCTCGTTTATAATCAGCCACACGGAAACAATTAAGCCGAAATAATAGCTTGAAAACTCAATGCCGGCTGTGGCAAGCCCTGCTCCGATAAGGTAATCAACTACACCGCCCACGCACACGAGAACGAGGTAGCCTATCTTTTTAAGTATGCCCTTAACACCAATACGGCTGTTAAGGGTTTTATTGATGTATGCCTCTGCCATACCTGTACCATAGTCTATTATCATTACACAGATTAAAACTGCAAGCGGTACAAGCAATATGTTAAAATAAGCCGCCAATGCACCGATAGCTACTGAAACAGTAGCCTGAATAATATTGTCTTTCATTTTTCATTCCTCCAATTTCCTACATTTATTTTCAAACTTTTTATAAGCGTCAAAATAAAGCTCGTTTTTATCACCGTTATAGGTAATTTCGTAGTACATACCATCCGGTAGAGAAGTACTTATCAAAGCTTTATAGTTTTGTAATGTTTTACAAGACCACACGACAAACACTTCAAAATCAGGAATTTCTTCCGATTTATCAAGATGAGCTAAAACATATTCTGAAACTTCAATTCTTGCCAAATCTAAAAAATTATTCATAGCTAACCCTCCATTATGTTATGTCAATGTAATCTGCACACCGTCAATCTTAGTGCCGAAAAGTCCTGCGTAGCCGTCCTGTGAGCTGTCTTTTTCTGTGTTGTGCTGCCAATCCCAAAAACCTGCACCCTGCTTACGCACTCTGTATGTAGCCTTGAAGTCGCTCACGCCGCTAAACTCGACCTGTACGGCATCAATGACTTTTTCCTTGATGCCCGCAAATCCGTTTCGGTTATTATTGATGTTGTAACCTGTTACCCAAGGCAACCAGTCACCGTTGAGCAGATGGACACGATAGCGAATTTTACCTCTTGATACCTTAAGAGCAATAGCAGAAATCGCCTGCTTGTTTCTTCCTGCTATGTTGCTAAGACCTTTTACTTCGCTGTACCATTTGTGATCAGCAAATACACGATAAGTCAGCGTTGGTTTTTCATCTTTTGTATCAGACTTATCACTGAAAACATTCTCGTTGAAAATTACATTAGTGTCAAGTCTGCCGTTGTAGCCGTCAAGTCTGCCTGATGAGCTGTTCTGCCATATGTCGCAGTTAAGCTCCGCACGATCATTGTACTGTGCAAGCCAAATGCTGTATTTATTTTTTAATCTGTTGTAGTCAAGGTAATTGGTAAACCAATTCAGATTGGCATATACGCCGACCTTATAGCCGTTAGCCTTAACCGTATTGCAAAAATGCTCGGCAATAGCAGTCAGAGTTGGTTTGCTGAGATGTGTCTGGAAGTTGTCCTCCATATCATAATAAACAGGCATATCAAGAGCCTTGCCGCTAATACACGCAAGACAGGCTCTTGCCTCTTTTTCGGCATCGTCCACGCTGTCGGCATAGCTGTACCAGTATGCACCGATTTTAAGTCCCGCCTCTTTAGCATTACGGTAATGACTTTCAAACATCGTGTCTTTTTGTGATGTTTCTCTGCCATAACCAGCTCGAATTATGACAGCTTTTATACCGTCATTTTTCATTTTGTTGAAGTCGATATTCTGCTGAAATTCCGAAACATCAACACAAGTTACTTTTGCCATAGTCATTCTCCTTTATTTAGATATTTAGATTTTCAACAACTGTCCAGTCACATTTCGTTGCCGGAGCTGCATACAATTTCTTAATTTCAGATATATTGACGCAGCGGTCAACAGTAAGTACATTCGGCGTGTCAGAATATTCACCTTTCAGCGTTCTTGCTTGTATTTCCGTTCCACCAAAATCGCAATTTCTGATTGTAATATTCGAGCCTGTTTTGATAGGTAATCCGAAACTGCTATTATCTGCATTATCGTGATTCTGATAACCGATAGTGCAATTCGTGGGGATAATTTTGCAGTTTTCAATCAGTCCTACCTCACCAAAGCTGTGACCGCAACCAAATACAGGAACAGTTGTTTTGCGAGCATAATCAATGCAATCCGTTCTGCCACCCCATTTAAAAATACAGTTCGAGACTTCCCACTTAGTTGCGTAACCTGTTCCACCACTCTCAAGGTGTATGCCATACCTGATATTTTTACAGTCAAAGGTAAATCCCTTAATGTGCGTGTGAACATTCAAATCTAAATGAAATGGACACTTTTTTATTATATCCTCAGACTTCAAAGTAGACTTATCAAACCCTGTCGCACCGTCCCACTTGATTATAGTTGCAGAGGGGTTATAGATGTTCTCAGACTCATAATAGACATAGTCTTTCATCATTACACCACGATAACCTACAAGCCCCACATCGGACAAACCTGCGTATCTATCTTGCATATCTGTATATGTGCCTTGTGCAACGATAATTGTGTAGCGATTATGGTAGTTGTTGTCTGTTATACTATCATTAGCAGACAGAATAGAGTTGAACTTTGTAACACCAAAACCGTCTGTATCTTCGTCATAATCATTTGAAACATACAAATAATGCATAGTGTAGTCGGGAGCCTGGTACAACTCAGGTTTAATTCTTTCGCTTATAAAATCCGGATTTGCGTACGCTGATTTTTTGTTGTTCTGTTCAAGTTGAAGATTACAACTGTTGTCAACAAGTCTATTTGTAGCAACCGCAACTTTAATCGAATTTACGGTTACATTTTCTGTCGCTGTATAAGTAGCCACTGCATTTTTAAAAGCACTAACTTCTGACAAGAGCCACGATGAGTTAATAGATGTCTGCTCGTTCGCAGGATAGAACACACAACCACTATTGTTGATGTTATCAAAATTCTGCAACGATAAGCAATACGCTTTGCCTTGTTCAAGAGTAACCGCACGCTTGAGCTTGAGATAAAAATTAACCGCAGCGGTAGATGTGCCACTCAAGCTAATTTTATTGTTCTTGACTGAAATATTAACTCCGTTTGCCGTCTGTTCTGTGTCCTCAAGCGAGGTGAGATTAATGCTTGTAGATGTATTGAGCAAAGAGTCTTTTGCTATCATTTTTGCAGATGCGGTTTCGATTGCTGTATTTGTGTCATCAATACGCTTTTCGATATTTGTATTGTTTTCTTTGATTTCAACGACACTGTGACTAAGTGTTTCAATATTATGCCCCATTACTGCTATATCCACACTGTTGCTGTAGATACCTTTGTCCATACGATTTAAGTTTGTTGCGTTCAGCGCCGGAACAGCTCCGTCAACCCAATTAATTTTGCTGTAACTCATTTATCTCATCCTTTCCTAAATATTCTGTACCATTCGCCGTAATACCAACTCTCATTCCGTTAGTACCTTTAAGTGTGCGCTCAAAAACAAAGCTATCAACCGTTTCCGTGTCCGTAAAGCCTGTTTTTATGCTCACCTTGTCGCCACATTCGAGCCACCACCTGCCGTAAACATCAGCTTTAAAAGGCCTGTAAGCATACAAATTGTAAAAGATGTAGTTGTTACCTTTATTATCGTTAAAACTTGTAACAATACCTGCAATGTCTGTACAGCAAGCAGTAATTATGTTGTCCGATATATACCAACTTTGTTTTTCTTCTTCTGTATGACCGTACGAAAAATAGCTGTCCTTGTTGTACTTAAACTTAATAAGATTAATACTGCGTGTTGTGTATTCCTCAAAGTCGAGGTTGCTGTAGTTGTCAACGACCTCGGTTTTAGGATTTAGAATTTGAATAAACTTTATCTTGCCCTCTCCGCTCATAATTGCAAAACAAGCATTAAGTTCGCAGTACGCGCTCAACAAGTCCGCTATTGTGGTTCTGTCATTGAGAACCGATTTTACAAGATCCAATTTCAGTGACAGATTATTGCTGTCATTAAAGCCTGTAAATTCGTTTTCGTAATCATAATCCTTTAAAAAGCTGCCGCAGAGATATACTCTCAAATCATATAAACTTATTTTTGGCGAATAAATCGCAAGGCTTGTAAAGTAGTTGTAAGCGTATTTTTGCGAAGCGAGGTATAAATCGTCATATGCGATAATTTCCTTTACCGCCCTATTTTTCTGTCTTGATGAGCTGTTGACAGTACCGCAGAATAGCGACACCTCAATAACTCCAGACTGATAACCGCAATATAAATCTGCACGCGGCAATACTGTATCCGAGGGAAATAAAAGCCCCTTGCTGTATGACTGTTTCATTATAACTTTAATGCGTTTGCCGTTAAGCTCTGTATCAACATTTATCACTCTTACAGTAAGCTGACCTGCAATACAGCCGCCGAGTTTAAACTCCTTGCCGTCACTGATTGCCTGCGTAAGTTCAAGACTTTCAGATACAATATTCTCGCCCGTGATGTTGGGAATATCGTCGTCAGGAAAGCTGATAATTATTTCCCTTTGCAAGCTGTCGTTCAACAGTTGCTTTTTGACCTCATCTGTTAAATTTATCATACCGCACCCCCTTAATACTCAATAAGTTCAATGCTTATCGGGTTGTAGCGGATGTCTGTCTTGCTTGCGTCCATAACCGAAAACTCAATATCGGGAATATAGAAATATCCGCTGTCATATGAGTTTGTTTCATCGTTCCAGTAGGTAACATAACATTTGCGTTGTACTGTGTTCACGATTCCAGAATTAATAATATTCTGCATATTGATTTTCTCGTTCAAGTGCAGAATGTGGGTAGAAAAAGTAATGCTTGTCTTACCTGTCGGCAGTGTTGAACGCTGTAAACTGCCGTTATCGTCACGCTCGGCATCATTGTCCATACGCTGATCAGGTGTTGACGAATATTCAGCGAAATAGTTATTAGGAAATTCGGTATTTCCGAATTTTAGTAAATAACCTTTATAATTTGACATACTGCATCTCCTTTACGCAAATGCCGATTTGCCGTTATGGCGGTTTTTATAAAGTTCGTTTTGCTTTACGATTTCGTTAAAAATATCATTGCCGTTAATTTCAGCGACAAACTGATAGTAGTTACCGCCATTGTTTCTGAATATTACGAACATCTCATACAGCTTTTTAAGATACGACAGAATTTCGCCGAGAATTACCGTATCCTCGCCGTTAGAAGTATTAATCATACCTTGTAGCTTGCTAAGCGGCGCAATAACTTCCGGATTGCCCGAATTAGCTCCTGCGTTATCTCCGACTACCGCAAGTGTCGGTGCTTTGACAAGTCCGCCTGTTGCAAGATGCGGAATAAGAACAGGTTCGTTAGGCATTGACCAACCCCATTCCTGCCCGAAAATCGAACCGATTGCGTCAGCTATACCGCCGATAGTATTAACGATAGCGGCTACAACCGTATATATACCTGTCAGCAATAGGTTTATACCGTCAATTATCAGATTAACAAAGCCTTTGATAATGCCCCATATGCCGTCCCATATACCGCCAAAAAAGTCTTTGATACCGTTCCAAGCCTTTTTCCAGTTGCCCGAAAAAACACCTGTTATAAAGTCAATAAGACCGCCGAACGATTTTAAAATACCGCCCACAACATCGCCTATAACTCTGAATACTGTTTCAAAAATGCTTTGAATATTTCTCAGTACCGTATTAAATACAGGGCCTAATGTATCGCTTATGAAATTCACAAACGGTAAAAGCCAATTATTCCATATTGTTGCAATATAATCGCAAACCTTGCCAAAAACAGTCCATAACTGTTCAAAAATCGGTTTAAGGCAATCTGTCCATGCGGACTGAAATACTCCGACAATGAAATTCCACGCAGGCATAATCCAATCATTATAAACATTCATAAGCGTTGTGCCGATATTAAGGAACATATCGCACACATTCTGAAAAATCTCAGAACCGCCCTCGCCGTCCCACCAGCCAAGCAGGAAGTTACCGATGTCTGAAAATACGCCGCCCACGAAGTTCATAACATCTGCCATTTGAAGTTGAATATTGTCAAAAAATTCCCCAATGGTTGCACCGTCATTATCAATCCATTTTACAAGTGATTCGGTAGCTAAACTAAAGCCCTCCGAGAAAATCGTTCCGACCGCACCGCCGAAATCTGTAAAACCGCTGAGCAGATTTGAAATTGCGTCCTCCATTTGTGGGCGAACTCTGTCAACGCTCTGCCCGATGACATCAAAACTCTTTTCAAAGAATGTCGATAAATTATCGTAGCCTTTGCTGAAATTATCGCCTATGGTTGTAATAAAGCCGTTGATTTTATTCTTGTCTTTATCAAGCCATTTTGCAACACCGCCCGTCAGTGTTTGCAGCCGTTTACCGCTAACCTGTACCACTCCGCCGACAAATGAACCTACCGCACCGAATGCAGATTTACCGACCTTTTGCACCTGTGTAAGATAATTTTGAGCTATCGGAACAGAATTTTTGAATATCGACTCACAATTTTTGCCGATAGATGACCAATCAACCTTGTTAATACCTTTCTGTACATTCTCGACAAAGCCTTTGAATCCGCTTTTTTCGTATAGATTTTTAAAAGCACCCGAAACACCGCTGTTTGTGTCTTTAACAACAGTATTTGCGACAGAAGTACCATTGCTTGCCGATGTGCTGCTTGCGGAAGTATCAGAACCGCCGCTATCTGATTTAGTAATAACATTCAGCTTGTCAAAACCTGCAACGCTGTTCTTTGCTTTTTCTGCACTATCCGCAACACTTTCTAATGAGTTTGAACCGCTTTCTGCCTCATCGGTCAAATTTTCTGCCGAGCTTGCAGCGGCTGAAATGCTGTTTGCTGTATCATCTCCGCCCCAGTTGAACAGCTTTGAAAGTGCATTTATCGCCCCTTTGGCGTACTCTGTAAGTTTTGCGATAGCAGATGACAGCTTTTGCACAATGTTAGTTGCTACTTGCAAAATTGGCTTGCCTATAACCGCAAGGAGCTGATTCCAGCTCTCTTTTAAGTTGCCTGTTACATTTTCCCAACCGTCTGATTCTCTGCTTGCTTGTCCGATAGCACCCGAAAGTTTATTTGCGTCTTTTACCATTTCAAGTAAAGTAAGCTGTTTCTGTGATTCTGAAAGTTCCGTAAACGATTTACCGTACAACTTGTTGGCCGCTGCGTTTCTTGTAGTTTCTGTACAAGACAGACCTAGTGCGGCGTCGTTTTCAAAGTTGCCTTTGAGAAAAGATTTAAGGCTTTCTGCGGTGTCCTCGAGTGAACGGTCATAATATGCAGCACTGTCGGCTGTTACCTGTAAAGCTTCTTGCATCATATTCAATGCATTGGCACTGTCCATACCTGTGGTTTTTGCAAAAGCATAAATACTCGTTCCCACACCCTGCAATCGGGTTTCGAGAATACCACTTTCCTTTGCAACACTCTGAATTGCACTTTTTGCTTGTGATTCCATTGAACCGAAAGTCTGCTCAAACTGAGAATTTGCCGCATTGACCTGTGCCGCCGATTCAATGCACTGCTGACCGAAATTCTTAACAGCGGCAACCGAAAAAGCAGCAACAATGGCAGAGCCGAGCTTTTTAAGTGAGCTTTTCATATTATTGCTTACGCTGTTTGCCTGCTCCTGCACTGCATTAAGCGATTTAGAAAAGCCTTGCCTGTTCAGTACAAGATTTAAGCCGATTTCGCCCACGGTTGTGTTATCCAATATGTTTCACATCCTTTCTGCATAAAAATAAGGGCGTTGCAAAATGCTACACCCTGTGGTATAAAAACAGCGCACACCCGAAGATGTACGCTGTAATTAGCTTATTTAGCTGTTATGCTACATTTTTAAACATAATACGGATTAGATTTACCGAGCAAAGCAATAATATCTATAATTACACCAACGATAAATAAGCCTCCGGTGAAAAGATAAAGAATACCCATTCCGATTTTGCCTTCATAAAATTTATGAGCGCCGAGATATCCAAGAAAAATGCATAAAATTAATGCTACCCATTTGCTTTTAGGTTTTCCTTGCATTCCACCATTGGCGACCGCTGTCGCAGAGGCTGCACTTGTGTTATTGTTAGTGTTATTAATAACAATAGGTTGTGTACCTTGTGTATTTGTAATTTGCTCGACTTGACATCCACACAGTGGGCAGATAACAGCCTCTTTCGCAATTTTCCCACCACAATGTTTACAAAACTTTGTGTTTTCTTGTGTCTGCACAGTATTTTGATTTTCCATTTGTATCTCTCCTTTTATAATAAAATGTTACTTTATTTCACATTTTCTTTATATTACCAAAAATATACATAAAAGTCAAGAATTTTATAAAAATAAACAAAATTGTATGCAATATTTACATATTTGCAAATATCATTTCAAAGTCATGCAAGGCTGTGTTTATGTCAGTCTGCGTGCGTTTATTTGCTGTGCGTGAACGCCACTTGTTGCGTATTTTATGTTGAGATGATGTAAAGTTCTTCAAAACATTTTCATCGTTCTCAAGGCGAATTTGAGCCGTTCTTGCAAGAGGCGTGTCAGCTCCCAAGCCACACAGCAGAGAGCTGAACTCCGCCCAAGTCATCTTTTTAAAATCTTCGGAGTAAATGCTCACCCCGTACTCTGACTTAAAGCTCGATACGATTAAATCGAAATCATCTATTAAGTCGTAGCCGGGGTCTGAATTTCCCCCTCGCTGTCATTGTCTGCGATAAGCTCTGTTGCTGTCTTAATAACAGTTGAGAGGTCGGCAAACGAGAGATGAAGTTTTGCAATCTTTTCTCTGTTCTCCTCGTCAAAGAGAAGCTCAAGCGCAGATAAAATGTCAGTGCTTGATATACCGCTCTCGCTGTCGAAAAGAGCAATAGCCTTGATAAAAGAAATTGCGTCGTTGTTGACCTCAATTTCAGTGTCCTTAATTACGAGCTTAGGTCTTTCATCAAAATTAAGTTTGTTTGTAATATCAATGATTTTTGACATTCTTTATACCTCCTTAGGCTGCAGGTGTGTATTCGGGCTTGCCGTTTGACATAACCTCAAATTCAAGAGGTGCAACACCTGTGCTTGCGCCTGCGCCGTTTGCTGTTACAGAGATAACCGCATTCTTGAAGAGTACGCTTGCACCGTTCGGGAAAGTCCACTTAAACGGAAGCTGTGCGGCTGTGCCGTTCTTAAACGCAAGCTCTGCGATTTCATCGTTGCCTGCGTCACCGATTGTACGCTTGCCCTTTACAGAGATTGTAACGCTCTTGGCTGTCATAAGTCTTGACTTCCAACCCTCGTTCTCAAAAGCTGTCCATTCCTCAACGCCGTTGTCAAATGCAACCGAAAACTCCTCACAATTTGCGATTGGAGTTGTGGCTGTGTCTGTGCCCGATTTACCGATTGCAAACTGATTTTCGTAGCCAGGATAAACTCCACTTGATACTGCCATAATTATTTACATCCTTTCGTAATAAAATTTAACTTCAATGACTTGCTCATAAACGCCCTTGTCGTCTGTGCCTACATCGACAGGCTCGGGTGTGAGCAGTTCAATCATATAAATTGTGTGTTTGTTGATTTCAACATCTTTTACACTGTAAAGCGTTTCAAATAAATTGCGTGCCTGTCGCTCTGTTTCATTTGCGTTGTTGTTCCAATGCAAGAGTAAAGACACGCTGATTGTGTTGTATGTACTCTCGTCACCAATCGCCCTTACAGGCGCACCCGACTGCTTGAGAGAGTACACACCGAGGGACTTATCTTGTTTGTTATCGAGTTTACCGATGTAGTAATGCTCTGCTTTAAAGGCAGTCTTTAAAAAGTCCCTTATGTCAGATAAATAAATCAAAGTCCTGCCTCCTGTTTGTAAAATCGTGCAAATGCCTTTTGACAAAAGTTTTGTCGTGTACCGCCCTTGAGCCAAGGTGCAAGCCACTTGCCGCCGGCGGCAATGTTTTCCTCACGGCTGAAATTATATTCGGGATGAAAATACAACCGTCTAGCATACGGTGTACTCGATACGATTTTTGTTTCGCCCTCGGCAAGATTTGCATAATCGGCAAAGGTGCTTTCGTTCTGCAAATTACCCGTATCAAAAGGCATAACCTGACTGTTTTTAATCTGCGTAAGCAATGCGTCTGTGGTATTGCGCAATGCCGTCTGCTGTGCTTTATCAAGTTGCTTTAATAAAGGCAAATTCAGCTTGATTTTTGATGTTACAGAAAAGCTCACTAAATCACATCCAATTCCGTATAATTCACCGTACCGTCAGGGTTGCGGTGTTTAATGCCTTGTACGATGTTACGCTTTACTCCGTCAAACACTACAAAGCCTGCGCTCAAAGTCGGGGTGTCGGGAGCAATGTCACCGCTAAAAAGCAAAACAGCCGACACCTGAACTATTTTCTGTTCTTTGGTATAGACTGTTTTGGCTTTAGACTGCATATTGCACAAGGAATTGCCGCCGTGCAGGACGGCTGACGGATACAGGCTGTCGGAGGGATACAGATTTTTACATTCAAACACGGTCAAGGGCGCTCCGTCCTCGGAAACACCCTCACCGTAGATTGTGACCTCGACAGGAGTTTTACAGAACTGCTTTTTTACAAGTGACGGAAATTTCAAAACATATCACCTCATATTGCAGGATAACAAAGCCCTGTTGATTTAAGCAGAGAGTAGAGGTCCGCAGGAATTGCCACGCCGCTTATGCACATCAAATTCCAACTTGCGCCAAACTCCATACCCACACCGTTGATGTTGTAATTTTTCAGATAAGAATTAATCATATCGGCATTTTCTTTTTCAAAAGCAGTAAGTCTGCTATGCACTCTGCCGATGATTCTCTTCTGCATTTCCGAAAGTTTTTCAAAATCAATGCGGTTAAAGGTCAGAATGTCGATGTGCTCGGCGGAGATAATGCTGTTTTCATCTCCGCCCTGCTGTTCAATGTAATCGGCATACATTACGCAACCTCCGTTGTGTCAACATCAACATAAATACTGTCAATCTTGCCGTCTTTGCCGTTAGGGAAAACAAATGTATCGGAAAGTGTACGGTTCTGATAGAGCCAACCGTCTCCCTCTGTATGTGCCCCCGGTGCAAAGAAGTAAATACTTGAAATTTTCGGTACAGTCTTGCAGGTATCACCACAAGCGACAAGAACATTGATTTTGTGACCGCCTGTGGCAGGTTCAAAACCACCGTTAGCAGGATTGAAGTTGAAACTGTCATAGAAACGTTCATCGTCAATAACCTCGATAATAGGGCAGCCGTCAATCTCGGTTACTCTTGTTTCAATTCCCATACCGCCCTCCGCAATCTGGGTAAGCTCAATTTTACGGGTAAATTCTGTTGACTGCTCAAGGCAATCCATAATGTTTGATGCTACATAAGCAACAAGTGTGCCTCTTGCTTTGTATCTGCGGAGCTTGCCGGCTGAAAGAATAGTCTTGAGCTTTGAGTAAGCGCTTGCTTTGGTCCATTCGGTTGACTTGGTAGCTGAATGATAGCCGTCTGTTGCCTGTGCCTTTGCGGCAACCTTTGAGAAGAAAAGTGCGTCTGTTTCGGGAGCAACCTGTGTCTGCTCAAACACCTTTGAAATATTCTCAACCTTAGCGGTTGCGTTAGTTTCGTCAACATCAGCCTTATCCACAAGAAACTCAATATCTCTGTCGTGCTCGCAAGTGAAAGGAACATCTGTCTGTGTATATTTGCCTTTGTTCCAACCGCCCTCTCTGCTGTGATTCTTAAAGCCTGTTGTTGACATCTGTGTAAAGTGGAATGTTCTTGCACCCACCCATTTTACATTAGAAGTGACGAATGGTGAAGTAAGTGTGCCCTGCATAAGAATTTCGAGCAAATCCGGGCTGAACTGCTCTGCATAGTTATTTGTGTTTGCCATAGTTAAATTGTCCTTTCTTAAATATTAAATCTGTTCCATTTCTTTGTCGGAACGCTTGAATTTGGTTTAGTACCGTCTGATGTACCGTTACCGTCACCGCCGATTTTCTGAACACCGCCAGCGTTTTCGCTTGCTTTTGCTTTGAATGCAGGAATATCATCAAGCACTTTCTTAACCGCCTCGGTCAGCTTTTCTGTGTTGATTTTGCCGTCTGCCGTTACAGCCGAAAAGTCCGCCATTTTGAGTACATACGGAATGCTTGCCACATCTACGCCCTGTTTTACGGCTTCGAGGGTTGCCGACTGATTGACTTCTGCCGTGAGCTTTGCGTTGTTTGCGGATTCAACTTCCGACTGCATTTTCGCAATGTCGGGTGTGTTCTTGGCTTTCTGCTCCTTAAAAGCACCGATTGCCTGTTTCATCTCATCTGCTGACAATCCCTGCTCCTTGAAGTATGACTTTAAAACCGTGTCCTCTGTCACGCTCTGCTTGCCGTTAATAAGACTTGCAAGCTTGTCATAATCGAATGCAGGTGCAGGGTTGCCCTGCGGTGTCGGCTGTGTTTCGTTTGGGTTAGGTGTTGGGTTATTTTCTGCCATATTTTATCAATCCTTTCAGTTATCGGGTGTCTCCCATAGTCAGTTTATAGAGTGTCTCTCTGTTTCAGTTTTGCACGGTGTCTCCCGTAGTTTAATGTCTTCGGACAATAAAAAAGCACCTGTGCAGTCACTCACAAGTGCGTTTTAAGCTGTTTTTGTTGTCTTTCTTTTCGGCTTTTCCGTAGCGTTGGACTTAACCTCTGTCGCAAAACCACCGTCAATGAGTTCCTTTGCTCTCTGCTCGGAGCACTCAAATACTTCATTATTCGGTCTGTTAATAAACCCCTCGGTTTTATCGTTGAACGATGTAATTACTCTTACTTTCAT